GCCAAGTACATACGAGCGGCAGTGTTGCTATACACATCAACAGTGTAAAACAACCTAACTTGAAAAGCATCGAGCTTCTCTTCCGCTCTAATCTCATCTTTGTTGGCACCGCAAACCCAAGGCATGGAAACCACGGCTTGTTTGAGATTAGAAATGTATTTGGACATTTTCTCCACAAAGCTCGGATCAGCTCTGAGGAGTTTAGTCTCAGTTTCTTCCTCAACAAAGATGCCGGCTCGGTTCTTAAAGTGCCTATCCTCAGGACCAACGCTAGATTCAAAGTTGCACCGCGTAACATCGAGTTCAGCTGAGCCGAAAAAAGACTCCGATAAAGTAAGGGGCGATAAACGAATCGCACCAATCTTTTCAAAGACTTTCTTAACCCCGTGATTGACGAATCTACGAGTTACTCTCCTAAGCCTGTCAGAGTCTATGACTCCTTGAGGCAATATTCCTTTAACAGTCTGTCCAAAGGAAGAGAGATAAGTCTCCACTCCGTCAACGACCTTAACGCCATGTATTCTCTTGATAATCCCATAAGGTTTGCTCAAAAGATTCATGTCTCTAATCGGTTGCGCCAGATCAGTCTCTTTAAAATCTGAGTGAAACTTTGGTGGGGTAGCACTGCGAGAACCAATAGCTTCAAAGAAAGGCGTCTCAAAATTTCTCACCTCTGAATGGCGATTTAGTGGACCCAATCCAGTCAAATCTACTGAGTAAGCACCGGTAAAAGCATTGATATTTGGTTCATCTTGATAAGCCTCCATTGCTCGCTTGAGCATGGGAGCCGTCAAAACACACCCAACCTGATACTCAGTTTTCATAATGGTTCCTTTCATGACTCGGCACGATACGGTTCCAAAGATGAAAGACCCTTTAGTGCTATCAGCAACAATAGCTTGTCCACAAGCACCATCTGGAGCGCTCTTCTGAGCTATCCAAACACGAGTCATGGGACTCACGCTCTTGTTAGGCCAATCGAAATTATCCGACATGGACGCCAAACAATTCTCATCCTCACCACTCTTAAGGACAACGGTTGCATTGATCTGTCCAACCGACACTTCGTCACTGAAAAACCCTAAAAGAGATTTCCATGATGTTGGCTTCGGATTTCGGATCAACACAACTTCCGTGAGAAAGCCATCAGACTTGACAGGAGAGATATCACACTCTCCAATTTGGTGCATCAGACCGTCGATATTCCACACGGCGTGTATGAAATTATCGTCGAGATCATAGACGTAATGACGATTGACCAACATCCATGAAGGATCGATCATCAAACCATAACCAGTCCTAGCTTTCTTATCCGCTGTATGAGTAGAGAAAGGAACAGTATTGGTTTTCACCATAGCCGCCAAATCCTTGCTTCCTGCGCCTGGCTTAGACAAAGAAACCATCCTTATGGGATGTACACTCTTATTCCACTTTTCAGCCTCAGGAGGAGTATAATTCACCTCAAACCTATGAGAATCGATTTCTAATGAGTTTGGATCCACGTTTTCTCTAAGAATAACGCGCCCAGTCTCTTCAGTTTTCGACCTCCTTGAAAAGATGACATATGCTGCAACAGTGGCTGGAGCAACCATAAGAAGCCTCAGGTTTCTACGGATAAAGGCTCTCAAACGTGCCACAGAGGCAACAGCTTTGAGATACGCTACCCTGGGTGGTGACAAATAAGAATCAGCCCACTCAGTGAGCCGACGCGACTCAACGATAGCATCATCAACCCGCGCCAGACTAGCGTAAACGGCCAAAACCGATCGCGACCAGACCTCTAATAACTGTGACCAAGAATAATAACAGAATATAAAAAAAACCGTAGTATACCACAACGATTCAAAAGAAGTCATGGTAACAGTTTGCACTTCTAACATATTCTGGGTGCGTTGACCAGAGATGCCAACATCCTTGACAGAAGTAGTACCCGAACAAGTCATCGCAAACTCATTTGGCTGATGGCCTACTTCTAGACCACAACCACAGGGAGGATCCATCGTAGCTCTGCGCTCTTCACTGGGAGCTGCGCACAAATGATTGAGGGAATGGTGTTCACCATCAACCATGTGCATCATATGCATAACTCCACAAGGACAAACATCTCCTAACATGCGCTTGCGTTGAGAATCGCGCTTGGCCTTGTAAATGCGCTTCATATCCAAAAATCTAAAGTATTCCACAGCGGTACACCACTTAGGATTAAAAAGATTAAACTGAATACGATTGCCTTCACAGGTGACACGGTATTGGCGAAAGCGTAAGCCTTCGTTCCTCTTGGCCGTAGACCACTTTTCGTGTTCTGAGGCCGGAACAATGACCAACTTCCCGTTCGCGTCCTCCTTCATGATCTCAATCTCTGTAATTATAGCATATTCATCGAAACGCCTCTTCAGACGACCCGTAGCTTCGGCACAAACAACAACTCTCTCGTTGGTGGTCATGATAACCATCTCAATGTCGTTAAACGTCATTGACTTACGAGCAACCTGAGCCGAGGGAAAACTGAGAGGTTCAGTGTCCATCATCTTCTGCAAAAGAACTCCGAACGAAATCTTATCGCTCTTAGCATCTTGAGAGTGATCGGCGGTGAAGTCATTACAAACTAAAACTAGTGCATTTTCATTGACCATTTCAGCCGGATGCTTACTGTCCATATCCAGTGTACCAACTCTAGTGGCGTCGACGGGAACATCGTTAGCCCTAAAATAGTATTGTATGAGCTGTGAACCCATAGTTGACT